TCTCACTCTCTTGGGTTCATCACCTAAGGAGCCAATGGATCTGTTGTTACTTGATCCATGTCCACCCACGATCTAGCCAGAACCTTCGTGAGGAGGTTCTATCTGGATTTATCAGGCCACTGCTCCCTCGCTCAAGTGAGCATAGGGATTCCAAGACGTCATTCCAATGACGAGCCTTGACCACAGGGTCTTGGCCTTGGAGCCTGTGAACTGGAGACACAAAACACTGATAGTCGCGATGCCAATAGGCATCCCGCCAAACCAGTGAACTGAGCTCGGAGTACTCCGCGATGCCGCCATGATCAGGGTTATTCGTTAAGAATAACTGCTTACCACGACGTTGCAGACGTTCTCTTAGTCCACAGTATACAGTAGCGGCTGCAGCTTCGTATCCTGACATGCGTAAACGCATGCCAAGGTCCGAAAGCTGTAGCAATCCAGTTAGGTGTTTGGCATCTGCACATGTCTTCCAACGGATAGGAGTGACGTCGACGCCATTAAAAGCGTCTACGCCACACGACTCCCGGAAGGCACCTCGCCAAAAGGATTTAGTCCTGTTGACGAGCAAGCCGAATGATTCAAGGTCGTTTATCACGACCTCGGCACACTCGCTTGGCACTATGATGTCATCACCAAACACAAAGACAGCCCCGGGTTGATGAAACCCTTGGGACTGCAATGACGCGACACAAATCGCCCAGAAGACTAGACTCTGCACAGGAAACGTAGTTGCGTTCCCCATTGGAGCGTAGCTGTGTATATCCTCGCATCGGTCGGGGCTAGCCCCAACCGAAGGAATCAACACCTTCTGTGCGCGACAACATCCGAACATTTTGTACTTAGATCCGAAGAGGATCTGTACTAATATATCGGATATCCGGTCGGACGCTTCCTTCATATCCAGGGTCGCATATCTGCGACTCCGGCTACTTAGGAGAGCAATCCGCCCGTTCACATCCTGGTTATCAAAATGGATGTGGCCTTTCGGCCACGGCCCATAAGATAACCGCTTCCTTGAGATACTTTTCTCAAGTGCTCGTCGAACTCCTTGCTGAATCCAAATGGCTTCAGCAGGGTGCACGCAGATTAGACGCGGGCCACGGCTGTCCTTCGGGACAGCAATGAGCTTCGCACTTATCTCTTCGTGCCATTGTCGTTCGCATAACTCAGCGTTATGATCTGCATCGTAATAACATGCAAACCAATCCGCTGGGCAGATCGAACTGTCTATCGTGCTATACGCGGCCGTCCAAATTTCTTTGGGCGTCGTGCTAGCTCCGGGACCGTGAGAGGGAATCATATCCCTCTCCTTGATCACGGATAGAACAGATTGACAGTGTCTACGAGCTTTGTCAAGGAGTTTAGGACTTCTGGTCGCAAGACCAGAAGCAAACTCAGAAACAGAAGCATTAACATCGGAGAAGGCTTTAAAGGCCTTCTCCGTTGTGGTGATGTCATGTGTGACGTTGGCTTTGTAGCTGAACAGAAGAAGCTGCCGAATATATCGCAGTAACACCGGATCCACTAAGGATCCGGCTGCGAGTCTACGCAGCGATCTAGGGAAACTCTCAAGATCCAGGCTTTCGCCTGTCTCAAGAGACGCCAAGATCAACTTCTCCAGCTTCGGGGCCTCGTTAAGGCACCATTGTAGTTCGACACAAGACCCTCGTATTTCAGAGAATCCTGATAAGCG